GATCCAATGTAACCTGACACAGAACCAGTTACGGCAAATGTAGTGCTTGTTGTGAAGGTGATCGTGATGGTTTGTGGCTTGACAGTGTTATCAACGGCAGTGATGTTCATCAGCACCCCGTCACCATCACCGTTGTACTCAACGGTGCCTGGAACAACAGCTGGAACACCGAGGCTGATGAAAGTCTCAGACTCATCAGTTGTGTCGATGTCAGCGCGAATGACGTAAGCGCGATTGCCTAATCCTAGGAATTGATTCAGTGCCAACAGACCGTACTCGTTACGTGCATCACCATGGAATTCATTTCCAGAAGCATCTTTCCAGAAGTATGGGATACCGTAAAGTTCGAGAGATTCAGCAACTGAAGTTACTTCACGAATGACGCCAGCCTCAAGTGTGCCGGCGGCGGAAGTAACACCATCAGCCTGCAATTTGCCTGAGCGGGTAGCGATGAAAATCAGCGGAACAGTTGGTGCTGAAGTAGAAAAGTACAGCGAGCTGTCTGTTACTGAGACTGAAACGCCTGCAGAAACTAGTGATGCCATGGATGTTCTCCTTTAACGGCAGAATGCCGGGCTTTGGTTATGGTACTGTATTTATGAGTATGTCACAAAACTCGTACAGTATTTGGTCACTTTTCAGATTTTGCCTTCAGCACCAGTGCACCAAGTTTCTTCAGGTACTCTTTGCGAGCGGCTGCAGGGTCCATTGAAATTTTCATTGCGTGTAGGTATCTGCCAACCGTGTCTCTGATGTCACTGAACCGGTTGATGTAATCAACACCACCAGCGGTTCTAAATTCCAGGTATCCATACTGCAGCTTATTCAAATTGAAGCTGAAGTATTTTCCAGTTCGGTCCATGATCTTTTTGGCTGCAGCCTGCATAGACGCAGATGATGCCAATGTGCTAAGATCAGCTTCACTGAACTCTTTTTCCAAGTACTTTTTCTGTGACCAGGCGTACCTGCTGAGCTCACGCCCAAATCGTCTTAACTGATAGTCATCCCCAGAGAACAGTGCAAGCTTCACAACGTCTAGTTTAGACATCATTTCCTTAGGAAATGAAATGTTGATGTGCAAACCTGTTGACTGATTGGCACGAAGGCGATACGTGTTCGCAAATCTGAACACCTTTTGCAGATAACTCAGCGCATCCACGGGGCTGAGCGGAGGTGAGATGATTTCAACATTGAAGCCATGCTCACCACTATCAGTCTCATTACCCTCATCGTCCTTCACTGAATCGTCATTGGTAATGGCCCATGTACTTCCACTAGCGTCACCATGCATCACGAACTTTACTTTGAGAAAGCGTGAGATTTCATCTCTGATGTTATCAAGTACCTCTTGTCCCGTGCCGCTGACCTTGAACACTAATCCATAGTGGTCAAGCATCTCACCGAGTGAATTAAACTCTTGCTTGATCCATGCCTGAAAGCTGTATTCACTCTCTGGGATGTGATGTTCAGCGTCAGCTCTAGCTTCTTCCTGATCTCCATCATCAAAGTCTCGCCAGTTCTCATCAACCCATTCTTCAATGCGCTCACCTACCCAGTTCGAGTAGTGTCTGCTCAATGTCTTCAACTTCTTTTCAGTAGCTTGAGAGTCCTCTAAAACAGATTCAAGCTCTTCTGGTGAGCTGATCTTTTTGAGCTCTTGTTCTGACGGTGGCTCGTCATAGAACGCTGAATCTGAAGGCACGTAAAGTTCAACCTCAAAACCAACTAATGCATCAACATTTGATGATGACACAATCGCACGATCGATTTTTGCAGGCTTGATCGCCAGTTCTTGTAGCTTTACTAGTTTCATGGAGTTACCTCAACAGAAGGAGAGTCATCATCTGGGCCCTTTGGCGTTGGCATCTTCTGTTCAATCTTGTACCATTCAATACCATTCCATCTCATTGCGAAACCAGTCTGTGTGTTGAACCAAGTATCGTCAAACTCAAGGTTTGTGGTTGGGGCAACAGGACCGACGTACTTGCACTCATCTTCTGTTGGTACTGGGCGACTGTCAATGTCAATCACACCTACTGGGTCACCAAACGGAAGGATTTCACCATTCTGGTCTACTTCCCTAAAGTTCATTGAATCTGCAAGGCCAATCTGAATAATGACGCGTCTGACCAAATCATCCTTGACAGCCATTGGGATAGTCAAATAGATTGGCATCGAAAAAGTGAGAGTCCAGATCACCATTCGGCGATCTGCGCCACTTGGGTAATTCTCTTCATTCGTGATGTCAGTGAGCTCAACTCTTGTCAATCTTGTCCAGTCATATGGCGCATCATTCTTCTGAATCTGAATGTCTGGATTGAACATCACTAGCACTTGCTCTAAGATCTGATGCATTTGCTGTGTGTTGGACGCATAGATCGATAGCTCAAGAACCACGTTGTAAGGAACAGGCATAGCACGTTTCACAACAGTCAAGTCATCGGGAAATGTTCCGCCTGTGCGCATAGCAGTTCGTTGATCAACGAATGCTTGAACTTTGCGTCTCTCTGGTGCCAGCTGAATTGACTGTAAGTGAACAGCCATCAGTGGAAGAGCCATGAGTTTGTTCTGAGTGTTTCCATTAGTGATTGCAGCCACAACGCGATCACGTGTACCAACGACACATGTGACTGGGACTAAGTCTTCAACTCCGCACTCACCAACACCGGTTTGAACTGAGAGCCCATTAAAGATCGCCATGAACTGGCGCATGTAGCTTCTCAGCTGCTCTGAGTACCAATAGTTTTTAATCATCCTAGGTCCTTACTGTTCAAAGGAACAGGTTGCATTCCCATAATCAGCTGCTGTGAAGGGCGAAGAGAGTTGTTCTGCCCACGGCGATCGGTTTCAACATAAAGCCAGTGTGCCTTGTCAGCACGGTACTGGTAAAGTCTTGATGGGATGTTTAATGCAGGGTCATAGTTCAATCTGAAGAACGCCCCGTCAACAGCCGTGGCAACATCAGGCAACTTGAACCCTTCAGTATATGGCTGGCCATCAGGAGGTAGTCCATCCTCTACGTAAAGATCAACACCATCATAGGACCCAGGAGTTCTAAAGCGATTTGTTCCTGACGCAATCTCTCTATTGTTCGCACCCTTTTCAGGTGAAGCCATTTGGGCTTCAGCGGCGTTCACTTCAGTTGCGGTCAAGTCCCCAGTGTTCAGCATCTCGATGCCATCAAAGAATGACCCATCATCCACTGTGTACTTCTGTGTTAGAACACTACCAAAGAGGTCTCGGTGTTCTTGGCCAACGATTAGCTTAGATGCTTGGAATCTGAAAATCACTGGCTTCCATTCAGTCGTGAATCCATCTGCAGCCCATGAAGTGTCAGTGACCTCTAGGAACTTTCTGATTGGTTTTAGATTGTGATCGTACTGGACTTCACTTGGTAATTCAAGAACATCACCAACAACCAAAGGGCGCCCAAGCGCCTTTACCATTGTGGTAAAGGTAGTGGTCATGTTGTAAGTGTCTGAAATCGTGAAGCCGAACTTTGTCAGATCTGAGATAGCATCAAATGTTGAGTAAGCGATTTTGATCTGAACGGCCTTCTTGTCATAATCACGATCACGATTCTCCATGAACAACTGGTCCTGGATGTCATCTAAACGTGTTTGTTTGTAGTCGAACAGTTCAAGGCTTTGAACTTCCCAAGGATCATTAGTTGACACACCGCTAAATGACAGCGGCACAATTCTCCAGAAGCGTCTAGGCGCCGAATCGCGGAAGCGGACAAAGTTCACGTTCGAGTCATTTGGCAGATTCACAACGTCAACTCGCTTCCAGTCTAACTCAATTGGAAACGACACGAGATCACCCGGGTTGAATCCGGAACCGGTCGGTGTAAAGGATCCAAACATGCTGTTTACGCGTGCGCCGAGGGCACCGAGGCCAACGAGGGCGGTGCTCTGCCCAACAAAGTACACCTGAAATGTTGTGGCTGACGTAAATGACAACATGAAGGTACCAGACTTAGACTCTGGCCCTGCTGTGAACTGGATCGCAATAGTGCCGCTACCAGTGATCGTTGGTGTTCCAGCTGAGAATCCACCGTCTGAACTGTCAATCCTGACCTGTAGCGCGCGTCTGTTATCAGTTGGCTGACAAATCTTCAAGCTTGAGACAGGCTGAAGAAACGGCTCACCAGGCGCATAGGCCTCTTGACCATAGCTGGTCTTGATTGTGCCAAAGTCATAGCCAATCCATGCTGATTGGAGAACAGCTAATCCTACCTGTGGAGACACCCATGAAGTAGCATCATCGTTGAACACCTCACCGCTACCGTTCAATGGTGTTCCATTTCCAGTGACGTCAACAAGCTTACCTTGCTCATGTACACCTAAGAGTTTGAACACATTCAAAGGGGCACCTGATAGGTTCAGATTCTCTGCCGCGTATGATTCTTGCAGAGCCGAATCACCTGTGGCAGTAAGATCATCCTCGCCAATGCAGACATCAGTAGGAACATACTTGGTAACTGTTGTTCCGTTGATGGTCGAGATGTTATCTGTGTTGTTTGGGTTGTTTAAAGAACCCGCTTGATCTGGACAAGTTGACATAGCCGTCCGAAAGAGTTTTTCTATTTATTCTGCCGCATGGCATGATACCATCTCACAAATGTCCACATACACAATCAGCCAATCATGAATGAGAAGTTCCCGTGCTCACCATTTTGGTACTCATAATTCAGCAGAGCCTCTTTCAGCTCTGTAAAATCTTGGCGGGCCTCATTCAACAAGGTTTCACCGTTCAGTGTAATGTTTCCCGATGCACCAGGTGAACCAGATGTGTACTTAGAACGAATGACACCGAGGTATTCTTTACACTCAGCCAAAGCCCAGTTCTGAATGAACTGCTTGCAGTAACGATCAAGCAGAAGCTCTTGCTCTGACCGTTCAATCTCTACCTCCATGACAACCTTTTCATTCGCTCTGATTGCGCGCATGATGTACAGCTCACGTCTTGCCTCGTTCCAGACGTAAGGCAAATCTGCCGCAAAGATACGAGAGAATTCTTCAGACCATGAGTGAACAAGATGTGTGCTTAGCAAATCAGCACCGCCACCTGCGAAGTTGTAGAACTGTTGGATGAATGCTTGACCCCAAGTGTTGTCTGGGCCAGAACCAGTAACACCGAACACATTCAATCTGTGAATCTTGATCACGCTGACGACTGAATCAGTTCTGTCGATTGGCGAGTTCAAATAGTACACTTGCTGATCACGCAGCAGTGGGTACACCATGAACCGACGTTCGTATGCGCCAACGCTCAACTGACGATACGTGTCAAGGGCATTGTCGATCGCCACGTTGAACTGCTCTTCAGAAAGCTCAACACATCGTGCTGGCCAACCAAGCTGCGCTTTCAGCACTTTGATCAAGCGAAGACGCTCGTCATATGAGCCATCATTACCAATGCTGATCTTATCAGTGGTTGATGTACCTTGCTGATCAGTGTTAGCTTGAATCCATGTGGAACCATCCCAAACATTCAGGATGTGAGCACGTGTGTTGTAGAACAACAGACCAATGTAAGGATTAATTAGGTCTTCACCTTCAAGAGTGAAGGGAGCCTTGAATGCTGGTACCCATGTGGCACCAGTGTTGAACAGAGTGTTTGACGTTGTTGCAACAACCCAATCAGTACCATCCCAGTAAGTTGGTCTGTTTGACGTGTAGTTGTACAGGAAATCACCAGGAATTGGATCAGTTGGAATGATCATAGACGCGGTGATCTTGCCAAGTGGAACCCATGCTGATGTGCTGTCTTTGAAAGTCAGATTAGAGTTGCTTGCTTGAACCCACTTTTTACCGTCAAATACCTTCAGTGTTGATCCAGCAAGAATGTACGTTTGGCCAAGCACCCCTGGGTTGTACTCACCTGACATGATACTGTCAGTGCGAGTTGGAATCCAAACACCATTCGCTGCATCCCAGTACTGGACAATATTCAGCTGTTGGTCATGGTACACCATGCCTGGTGTTGGCGACACTGGGGCGTATGGCAATGATGGAATCGACCCAGTATACGTTGAGCTGTCCTTCTCAATACGAGAGGCCTCAAGTGGGTATGACTGAACTCCAATTGGGTAGTACTGCAAGACATTAGTGCTTGCGTGAACTGACGCGTAGTAAATTGTGTTTGGGTCAGTTCCAGTAACAGTCACTGAAAATTGCAGATTGCCATCTGCGTTAGTGATTGAAGTTGGGAACGGTGATCCAAGAATCTCGCTCCAGAACGAAATCACTTGTGAGTTGTCAATCAGCGACGCAGTTGGATCACCAAATGTGGTGCTGCCAACGTACTGTTTTCCGTCAATTGGGTAATCATTAGGTGTGATGCTTGTTGTTGACATAATCAACACAGCACCATCAACTACCGCAAGAGATGACGGTCTGACAACAGTCAGTTCAATCGTTGTTGGAGATGGTCTTGAAATTGTGAGCGAAAATTGACGCGCCTCAATCCAAAGGTCATGAGTGGTCAGTTCAGTTAATCCGTCAGAAGCCATAGCGTTCCCTTTCATTCAGCCTTATTTATGAGCTAAATACAGAATGCGCTACACACTTCACACCTTCAGACCCACCGAAACCATTGACGGTGTAATCCGTTTATTGGGGCGTCATAATCTTACGAAGCTCGAAGTCTCCCGACTTCGTCACGCGTTCAATGAGTTGAACGGCCTCATTGTCCCTAAGCCAGGGATGACGTATAAGATTCCGCTACCATATGAAGTAACGGATGAGTTTGGAAACGTTGTTGACACAACGCCCCCAGAAACAGAACTGGGGACCAATGGTCCCCAGTGTCTAGACGAAGAAGAAGCTCAGTGAGCGCGGATGAACTCTGCGTTCTTGGGAAGGCTTTCCACTGGCGTCTCTTTCACCGCAGTTTGCAGCACCTCGATCAGCTTCTTGGCAGGCATGCGCTTCACGCGCGAGGCCGTCAGCAAACCCATCTTCACGGCCAGACTTGCGTGTTTGTTCACATCGCGTTGCGTTCCTGCGATCAGTTTGCGGAAATACGCGGGCCCAAAGGAAACACGCGTGCGATTAGACATTGCAACCTGGGCACGAGAGTCGGCATTTGCGGTCTTAGACATGGTCTTCTCCTGAGGGATCACCCCTCCTGTGGTTGCTGAAAACCCGTTTCAGCGTCGGTAGTTGCATTGTACGTAATACAAATTTATTGTGTACACAGCAATTTTCAGGTTCAATGCCTCAGCTTTTTCAATGCCTTGATGTTGTACAGTTTGAACTCCGCGGCATCTGACACCAATTCTTGTGCAGATCTGAACTGAAGCGACACGCCAGGCTCAGTCTGACAACCATCAAGTGTGTCAAGCTTTACTTTGGAAATGAACGTTGTGACCATGTATTCACCGTCAGCACCGCGGTGAACGAAATCAAGATCAGTTGGGTCAAGTGTAATGCCAGTCTCTTCGAACAACTCGCGTAGTCCAGCATGCAGCGTGCTTTGATCTTCAGGATCACGCTTACCGCCAGGAAATCCAAAACTACCTGACTTGCGTGTCACAGTAAGGATCTGCCCTTTGGAGTTCTGGATGATCACACACGCGGCTTCACGCACTTCAGCACTCAGAACATCAATCATGACCCTAAGCTCAAGTTCACGTTTCCTGAACATGAACATTAGCTCAGTTTCTACCATGTACCAGTCTTGCCGGTACTGCTTGTGGTAGTACTCGCGGCGCCGCGCCATCTCTGCGCGGCAGCGCTGAGCCAACTCCTGCTCTTCATAGAGCTGTTCAAG